CAAAACCGTGGTCTGCTCCAACAAAAAGGAAGATATGATATCCACCACCTCCGGTCACAACCGTATAAGTTTCGCTGGTAATGTCCGTGGTGATATTGTATTTTTCTTTAACCTCTCGAAACGATTGAACTCCATCTGGCTTACCGGGATGCCGATCTAAATCGATTACGATTATATCTTCCGGTATCCATGCTCCTATCATTTCACCCATTGATTGCAACATCTCTGCAGCTTCAAGTGTTAAATGATTTCCTGGTTCTCTCCAATGTTTATACATCGGTGTTTTATCAGGATTACATTGAAACAGTAGGAACCCATTATCATCATATACTTCTAATGACATATTGACTTCCTATTGTTTTTGTATTTGATAATTCACTATCATATGTTCAATTTGTTTTGCTACAGATCTTCTTTCCATTGCTGCTATCTTGAAAAGTCTAACTTTAGCTTCAGGATTTATTCTTGCTCCAAGATAGACAGTGCCTATCCTATCTTTATTACTGCCTTCCATTACAGTCTCCTTTTTTTCGTACATTTTAATATATACCCTTATATACATTCTGTCAACATAATTTTTACAAGAGGACTTAAACTCCCTGCTTTTTACCATGGTAAAATTTCAGTGAAAAAAAATACCAGCTATCAAATATTTTTTTTCACTTTATTTCAGAATCATCGTTTTTTCATGAATTTCCGTGTTTTTTCGCTCTACTCCAATATAGGGATAATAGAGAGAACACGGAAACACAGAAAAAGTGTGTTTTCTATAAAGTCTCCCAAGGGCAAAAAAAATAATAAATTCACACTTTTTTATTTCTCCTTAAGGGACTTTTCCAGAAAGTCGATTTTCTGTACTTGCAAACTGGTGTATATGTGCTATACTGTATCATAAGGAGTTATATTATGAAGATTTGTAAAGTAAATGAATGTGGAAATAAGGTTAAATCAAGAGGATATTGTGGTAAACACTATATGAGATTTATAAGGAATGGAGATCCCGAAGCTGTCTCTGATAGGATGCATGGTCTGTCAGGGACGTATGAGCATGGTCTTTGGTGTAATACAAGGAAAGCTTATCCTGTATGTGAATCATGGCAGCACTTCATCAATTTTTATACTGATATAGGAAAGAAACCTACATACAATCATTGGCTGGTTAGGATAGATGAGAGCAAACCTTTTGGTCCTGATAATTTTAGGTGGACTTTAGGGAAAAATAAATAATATTGATATGGGAGCTAAGTCTATACAATGTAGTAACTTAGCTCTTTTCTTTTTGTTTTTTCGATGCTCTCCATGGAAATATGCAAAAAAAACTCATATAAAGGTTGACATATCACTACAATGTAGTATACTAGAGATAGTACTAAGGAGGTACAGGATGACAAAAAAAAATACAAATACAATTTTAGAAATGATGCAAAATGATGATAGCTATTTGACAAAGAATGGATACAAAATGTTGAAGCGGGAAAGGATCTACCAGCAAACCGGAATAACCATAGATATCAAAACAGATACAGCATTTGTAAATGCTTTAAATAGACTTAATTTGAGGAGCAAATAATGAAAAATATATCAATCGCATTAACTGAACATGAAGTTGAATTTATTCTGGCAGCACTGGACAAATTGAATGAAGGGGCTTCTCCTTCAGAGCATTGTTTTAAATGTAATTTAGAAGATAAAATTGTTGATGCAGTTGATGAAGCTAAAATGAAATCAGTTCCATACTTTGTAAAATCAAATGGATTAGGGAGATAAGATGGACGAAAATAAACTTACAAAAGAAGACAGGGCATTTAATATGAAGTTAAGTAGCATTGGTGGAAACACTACTAATTTTATATCAATAGAAACATTGCAACGGAATATAGAAGTATTGCATACCGATCCGGATTTTAAAAACCTGTCAGATGAATTAGAAGGGCTATATGATTCTTGGAATTTAGTTTTTAAAGAATATGCAGCTAAAGCCAGATTGATTCGAGACAGAGCAAATCTAATTATTTCAAGGAGCAACAAATGAAAATGACATTTATGTCTAATAGCTCTAAACTATTAAATTTGAAAATAATTGAATTTTTTTTCATAAAAGGTTGACATACATACTACAATGTAGTATTATATAGATAGTACTAAGGAGGTACGTTATGAAAATGACTAAATATTTTAAAGCAGTTAAATTGGTTGATGCCCTGATGGATCTTGAAGCAACTAGTGAAAAGATAAGATATTCTTTAGAAGATAGTGGATACTCTGCAGAAGAGATTAAGGAAATAGAGTTTGATTATAATAACCAATCTGTCATAAGGAGCAACAAATGAATATGAGTTATTGTAGATACAGAAATACATTGAATGATTTGAATGATTGTGTTGAGCAAATGGATATTGAATCTTGTGGTGGTGAAGATAATCTTTCCAGAGATGAATCCAGGGCGAAAGAAAACTTGATCGAATTATGTGCTCAAATCACGGATCAGTTTAATGATGAATATGAAGTGGAGGATGCGGAATGAAAAAGTTTGAAGTAGGAAAAACGTATTCAATGCATTCGATTTGCGATCATAACTGTATCTGGTATTGTGAGATTATTAGCAGGACAGAAAAATTTCTAACAATTAAAGTCTCTGGATATATAGATCCTATTCGAGTAAAAGTCAGAGTGAAAGAATATGGTTGGCAAGAATCCTGTTATCCATTAGGAATATATTCAATGGCTCCATCTTTACGAACAGAGAATGAAGTTGAATTTCTACATGCAACAAGGATGCATTTAGGTGAGGCAGTAAGAAGAGGTATGGAAAAATAAAAGCTTGACAATGTAGTAACATTGTAGTAATATGAATTCAGGAGGATGATATGAATAGATTAAATAGTTTGAGAGATATAGCATATCAGGCATATGCTAATACTTCGTTCGATCCAGAGAGAAGAAGGGATCAGATATTAAAAGAACTTGAAGAAGAGTTGCAGCAGGATCTTAATTCCTTGGGTGATAAAGCTGGGAAATATGAAACAAAATATATTGCTCATTGCCAAAATTGGTTAGGTAGGAAATCAAGATGTATTAGTGTGATGATTACTGGTCCTGCAAATTTTCCAACACGAAGAAATGAGAAAGCAAACAATGCAGAGCAAAAAGGCTGGGAAGATTTCAGGCAGTGGAGATTAAGGTTCTCAAAGGCAGTCAATCGAATACACAATCCCTCACCTGAAGATGATATGGAAGTTGCAATTAAAAGAGCTGACACACTTATTATTGCACAAGAAAAAATGAAAGGAACAAATAGGATTATCAGGAATAAAAAAATTACTGCTGAGGAGAAATTAGCAGAACTTATTGACTTAGGATTTGAGGATACCAGAGCCATGGCATTATTAGTTCCTGATTGTATGGGAACTATCGGTTTTGCTTCTTATTCTCTCACAAATAACAATGCTAGAATTAAATCTGCAAAACAAAAAGTTTTGATCATGAAATCCAGAATATCTATTAAAGAATCTTTTGAGCCTATTCATTTTGAAGGTGGAGTTATTAATATTGAAGCAGATCGGGTTACCATTACTCATGATGATAAACCGGACAGGGAAGTGATAGAGAAAATCAAGAGCAGAGGTTTCCACTGGTCTAGGAATTATAGTTGTTGGAGCCGGAAACATACAGCACGTGCATTGATAGATGCAAAGGAGATTGTAGGATTATGCTAATAGATACGATTCATGAAAGTTTGGTCAATGGTAAAGGGCAGCAGATGGTCAACCAGATTGATGAATATGGATTGTATGATTTTTGGAAAGATTATCAATTATATTTGAGCAATCTATATGCAGTGTACGGAGTGAATAATTATTTTTCAGATGCAGTAATATCATATTTCAGAATCAAGAACAGATAGGAGCATTGGATGAACGAAAAGGTTGAATTGATTAAAAAGTTAATGGCTATGGAAGCAGCAGAGAAAACAAGCAAAGTAACTACTCCATCAGATATCCTTCCAGTAGTAGAAAAATACAGGAACAGGAAACAGGAGCATTTTATAGTTGTTACCCTTGACGGATCACATCAAGTTATTCGTGTAAGAGTTGTCTCTAAAGGTATAGTAAACAGATGTCTTGTTCATCCTAGAGAAATTTTCCGAAAAGCTATTACTGATAATGCAGTTGCTATAATTGCTGTTCATAATCATCCATCAGGGGGTTATGATCCGAGCAGTGAAGATATAGAAATCACAAAACGGATAAAGGATGCAGGGAAGATTATTGGTATAGAATTATTAGATCATATAGTGATTGCGAAATATGGATATTATAGTTTCCTGGAGGAAGGTAAAATATGAAAAAGAATATTGTTTTTATAGAATCGTATTTTAATATGAATACTGTTGAAGCAAAAAAATGGATAACTAACCATACCCAGGAAGATATAGATATATTATTTGATAAATATATGGAGGATTAGGTGAAGAAAAAATTAACAATCCAGCAGCAGATTGCAAAGCTGGAGCGAAGCATACGGAAATTCGGAGATCAGCATGGAGATAAGATTCCTATATTGGAAGAGCTGAAAAAGCAGGAGCCCAAAAAGTGGTAATCTTTAAATCAGGTAAGGTAATTATAATTGATCTTATTATAGAAGGGAAGAAAGAATATGTATTATACAGCAATGATATTTATATAGATCAATACAAATATAAAGGTGATGCAATAAGAGAAGCAAAGACTATGTTCTTTGACCAATTCAATAATAGAAGGAGCATCTGATGACAAAAGGAATTCTGTTAACTGATGAAGAGTTACAAGAAGCAATTCAATCAATGGATAGTATACCAGATGAGATGGAGGATGATCATGAAAGCAATTAAAATTGATGCAGAGAAAGGAAGAGTTTCAGAAGTAGAAATAACTGGATTGGCAGATATGCAGGCAGCAGTCAAGGGTAATATAGAAGTTGGATATTACTTTCCAAATTCTACAGATGTTATTTATGTAGATGAAGAAGGATTACTGAAAGATCCAGAACACTTTTTTCTCATAGAAGGTGAAACAGAATTGCTAGCAGGGAATGGTTTAATTGTTAGAACTAATATGTCTACCGGAGGAAGCAAGGATTGCGTTATACCTATTGAATATATTAGAAAGCAAGTTCGTTGGATGGATGCAGCAACGGTTGGATTATATATGGCTCTGAAAAAGATATCTTCCAGTTGACAACGCCCTTACAATGTAGTACTGTATAAAGGAGGAGTACAAAATGGATATTAAAGCAGAGCGAATTAAAAGAGGATTATCAAGGGATCAGGTTTCAGAAAAGCTAGGAGTATCTCCTAGAACAGTTGAAGCATGGGAAACGGGCAGACGTAATCCTTCAACGCAGGTAATGATGTTAATCAAGAATGGGATATTGAATAAGGAGAAATGATGGAGATAGTATTCCGAGCAGTAGAAGATATTAAAAAAGGTGCTTTTGTTAAATTGGATTTTGATACTGGAGAATTGAGTACTGCAACTGTTGAAGAGATGGAATTGCAGAAAAAGGAGGAAGCGAATATTATAGAGAATGGTGATACCCTGGAGGGATTGCTTATTTAATGGAGGATGATATGAAGAAGAAAATTAGTGTAGTAATTTTTATTATGTTAGCAGTAATGTTGTCGGCAACAGATCTAAGCCCAAGTGCTTTAGTAATCCAAAAAAACTCTATTGCAGGATATAATGTTATTAAATCAGCAGCAATAGTTGAATGGGGAACTGATCATGGTATGGTTCTATATACAATTAATACCCAGTGTGATAGTTCCATGAATGTTTTAGACTTGGTATTAACTGAGTACAATAATTTTAGTATATTTGTAGATGCAGTAGTATATTGGTCAGCTTCAGGAATGGAACTTTATAATATGACTATCATAGAAAGCTGGTTAGGTGGTGAAGACTATTACACTATTTTTACAATAAGATGTGATTGGTGCATGGTTGAATATGAATACAAGAATCAAGTAGCATCGGCTGGATCTTACTAATGGTTATTATTGGTAAGATATTATTAGTATATGGAATAGTATTATTATCAATAATCTTGTTTGTAATGGGTTCAACAATAAAGAAAACGCCACGGGAGGATGAAGATGAACAATCTAAACAGTGTATTAATTGAAGGATCACTGGAAGAGAATGCAAAAGTAAGAACTACTAAAGAGGGCAATGATGTTATTTTTTTCACAATCAATTCTAATCGATATTACAAAAAAAATGATGAACCATGCAAAGAAGTTATGCAGGTTCAAATTGAAATATGGCATAATTTGTCAGATATAGAAAAAGAGAATCTTACTAAAGGTAGAGGTGTTAGGATTGTTGGTAGATTAAAACAGTATGGAAGTCAGTTGGTTGTTATCGCTGAGCATACAGAATTTAAACCATTAGTAGAGGAATAAAATATTACAGGAGAATTTTATGAAAAGAATTGCAATTTTGTTAATGCTGATACTAATAGTATTCAGTGCATGCTCAAAGAATGAACCGGAGGCAGTCAATACAGAAGCAGTTGCTTCAGGTGAAGAGTTCACAGGGACATTGATACTCGGTATTCAGGGAGGGGATCGACCATCTGGTTTGACTTTAGACGGAAAGATTATTGCCGAAGAAGATAGGAATGATTCATTGATGTATTGGAGGGATATTGTTCTGCATGGGTTTCCTTATAAAGTAGAAATCAGGAATTATGCATCTGATAGTACTACCATTAAAATGGATGCGGATATTGCTGGAGGAGATGCACCTGATGTTTACTGGGATTATCTCGGTCGGGTGAATAAATTTGCAAACAGTAAATATGCATTGCCAATCAATTTGACTTTTGAAGAGCTTGATGATTATCTTTCTTCTGCTCTTGATCCAGTTATAAAAGATGGAAAATTATATGCATTACCTGGGACTGCTTGGGCTTCAGTAATGGTCGTAAATAAAGATTTAGTAGAGTCAGTTGGCATGGGATCATTGATATCTGATGTATCATGGACTATAGATGAATTCCTAATGGTAGTCTCGGCAGTTCAGGAAAAATACGGATCAGAATATTATGGGTTCCCATTATTTGCAGCCGGAACCGGTGGTGATTACTGGAGTTCATTTGGATGGCTGGCTTCTTTCGGAGCTAAGCTATATGAGAATGGTAAAATAGTTATTAACAGTAAAGAAGGGATTGAGGCTCTTGAGTTTATGAAGTTCATGAGTGATTCAGGAATAGCAGTTCCCGGAGCAGCGGGGTTAGGATATAAGGTTAGCCTTGCAGCAATGGGTAGTAACAATATAGTTGCATGTGGGAATAGTTCTACATCTGCTCGAATGCCGGTAGATCTCCTTGATGGAACAGGTACTATAGATTCAATAATCATGGAATGGCCTAAAGCTCCTGGAGTTGATAAAGTTCCGGTTGCAGTAGGTCCCGATGCAGGTATGGTTTTTGCCAGCACTAAGCATCCGGTAGAGGCAATGGAATTACTGAGATATATTAACAGCACTTCATATCAAAGATTTTTCGTCAAAGCTAATATTAGATTTGCATCAAGGAAGTCAGTTGGAAATATCGTAGTTGATGATCCTACTTGGGGTATTGCAACGGATATTATTAACAGGAATGGTACGTTTGACATCGGTGTTGGATTAGAAAAGTACTCTGAAGTGAGGAATCTATTCCCACCTATGTTACAGGCAATTTTTACAGAAGAATTAACAGTTCAGGAAGCGGTTGATCGATTTGTAGAAGAGGGTAGCAAAGTAATAAATGAATAATATATTCTTGTTTACAAAAGTCCATCAATGTAGTATATTATTAGTATGGACGCAGACAAAATCTTAAAATTATTTCCCCCAATATAACTCAGTGTCATAGTCTGGCGTCCAAAACTGAGTTTGAGGGGGTTTTTATTTGGAGATGGATATGAGTGGAATATGTAGTGTTGATGGTTGTGATAACCCTATTCAAATCAAATTAAGAAAGTTATGTGTAAAGCATTATCATAGATGGCAAAGATATGGTGATCCCTTATTTGTTCCTCCTAAAATAGTAAGGCAATGTAAAATTGATGGCTGTGACAATCAGGCTGTATCAAGAGGTTGGTGTAAAAAACATTACATGAGTTGGGTTAGGCATAATGATCCTACTTTTAAACAAAGCAAGAAAGTAAGAAAGATTTGTAAAGTTGACGGATGCAATAATAAATATGATGCTAAAGGGTATTGTTCTATGCATTATACCAGATGGAAAAAACACAGAGATATAAACTATACTGGGAATAGACATGGCAAAATAAACTCTGGAGCCTATAAAGTGTGGAATGGAATGAAGCAAAGATGTATGAACCCAAATAATAAAGATTATGATGATTATGCAGGGAGAGGAATAAAAGTCTGTGAGAGTTGGAAAAATTCTTTTTTAGCTTTCTATAAAGATATGGGAGATAAACCATTCCCAGAAGCTCAGATTGATAGAATTGATAATGATGGAAATTATGAACCAGATAACTGTCATTGGGTTACACCAAAAGAAAATGCTAATAATAGAAGACCTAAAAGGAAAAGAGTATCATGAAAAAGGATAATCTTTCAGCATACCTTTTTCTTTTACCAGCATTATTTTTCTTCTTTTTATTTGCAGTATATCCCATATTAAGATCGATTCAATTATCATTCTATGAAGCCAGTGTTATGAGTCAGAAATTCATAGGGCTGAAAAACTATACTGATATTTTCCATAGTGAAAGAATCCTTAATGCTTTTGTCAATTCTGGAAAGTTTACATTATTGATAGTTCCTATAGTAACTTTTCTTCCACTGATCATTGCTGCTATAGGATACAGAATGCACAAGACTCTACAAACGGCAATCCGTTTTGCGTATTATATTCCAGTTATATCTTCGGGACCTATTATAACTATGATATGGTTATGGCTATTAAATCCTACTGGGCTTATAAATCAATTATTAGGGAAGCAGATATTCTGGTTGGGTTCTAATCCAGAGGCGTTCTTCGCAATTAGCCTGATTGTAATATCTGTTGATATGGGAATGACAATAATAATATATAGTGCTGCAATGACAACTATTGATACTGAGCTATTCGATGCAGCTAAAATTGATGGATGTAATGAGAGGCAAGAAGATTGGTATATTACCATACCATTGATGCTCCCAACAGTAGGTTTCATATTCTTCATTAAGATAATAGGGATTTCACAGATCTTTCTGTATCCTATGATTATGACTGGTGGTGGTCCTAACTATGGAACTAATACAGCAGTACTGGAGATCTATCTACAGGCTTTCAGATACGGCAAGTATGGCTTTGCTTCAGCGATTGGGGTTCTGTTTGCAATAGCAATCGGGACTATTGGTGTTCTGCAAAGGAGATTATTTAAGGAGAGATAAATGTCCAGAAAAATTCCTGATAAACAAAGAACATGTGAAGGAAAAACGAAACACATATCCGCATCAAAAGCTTGGCAGGAGAAAAAGCATACTCATTGTGATCAGAGTGTACTGGATGTTTACCGTTGCCCATTTTGTCATTATTGGCATATAGGGCACACTAATAAGGGAGTTTAAAAATGAGAGATATTGACGCATTATTTACGGCTGGTAATAAAGCACAGAGGGAGAAACTTGTCGAGAATGGGCATAAAGATAGTTGGGATAGTATGAGTTTTGAAGCCGTGGCAAGTTTGATTTATGAAGAATCAGAAGAGGTTCACGAAGAATTGATTAAAAGAGGCGTAAATATTAAACTACTCCGCCTTGAATGTGCCGACCTTGCAAACGCTTGCCATTTTATGATCGGGTTATGTGATAAGGAGCTGACTAATTGAAATACTTCGGTTTTACAATAGTAATTCTAATTGCAGCAATTCTACTGATCCCTTTGGTATGGATGATATCCGGTAGCTTTCAGGAAACAGTTGGTCTGCAAAGAATCCCTCCAACATTGATTTCAAAAGATATGAATTTTAATAATTACAGGGAGCTATTCAAATACCCGGCTTGGCTATGGTTACGGAATAGTATCACAGTATCAATATGCTCTGTGTTATTAACAATCCCGATTAACGTAATGGCTGGATATGCTTTTGCTAAAAAACGATTTAAGGGAAAGGAGATTCTGTTTAATCTATTTTTATTCACAATGATTATACCTGGACAGATTACGTTAATTCCATCGTTTCAGTTAATACGATTCTTCGGATTATATAATTCATTGATGGCAATGTGGCTTCCGTCTGGAATATCTGTTTTCATGCTATTCTTCTTCCGGCAATTTCTGTCTACCATACCGGATGATTATTTAGATATAGCGACTATAGATGGTTGTGGAGAAATACGAAAATTCACAAATATAATAATACCATTAGCAGCTCCGGCAATAGTGACAATGGCATTGATTGGATTTGTAGGTCAGTGGGGAAATTTCCTCTGGCAGTTTATTATTGTTAGCAGAGAAAAATTATATACTCTTCCAGTGGGTACAGTTCAGTTTTTAGTACATAAAACAGCGATGGATTCATTACCACATTACGGAGAATCTTTTGCAGCAGCTACCTTTGCTTTCTTGCCGATATTAATAGTATTCCTTTGTTTCCAGAAGTACTATGTAAAGGGACTATTTGGAGGATTAAAAGGATAAATTGCAATCACAGCCTTAGTGCTATGATAATATATTTCAGGAGGGTCTTATGAAGAGACTAATTGTTTTGATGTTAATGTTGGGTATACTGGCAACACTTTCTTTTGCCGGGGAGGTCTCTGGAGAAACCAGAGTGGATGTCGAAAGAGATATGGTTACGGATTTGAATATTTATGCTATCGATGCCGGAGTAGTTTATGAGGCTGGCTTCATGGGAATCGGAGCAGACGTATTCATGGATACCGATGAAGTACTTGATATGTCAGCAAAAATAACAGCTACAACTCCAGTTTTAGTATTTGATATAGAATGGTTTGACGCTGAAGATGTAGAGGCGGATATCCTTGGCATTGTGGAGGCCGGGGTAACTGTGAAATACTAGCAAGAAATTTTCAATAAAGCATACAGCCCTCCTATTCAGGAGGGCTTTTTTTATGTTTACATCAAAAGACAAATGTAGTATATTATATATAGGGTATCTTTACTGACGTTAAGATATTGGAAACATTAAGGCACTTGTATCAGGGGGAGTAGCAATACTCAACGTCAGCCCCTGATAGAGGTGCTTTTTTATTTGGAGAAGAATATGGAAAAGATATGTATAAAGTGTAAAGAAATTAAGGATATAAATAAATTTAGCAAAGATAAGTATAGGGACGATGGTTTTAATTGCTATTGTAAAGAATGTAGAAGAAAATATTATCAAAATAATAAAAAGAATATACTTGAACAAAAAAAAATATACTCTTTAAAAAATAAAGAAAAGATAATAGAGATAGGTAGATTATATTATGAAAAAAATAAAAAGGAAATAGATGTGAAAAATAAATTATATTATAGAAATAATAAAGAGAAAATATTTTTAATAATGGAACAATATCGTCAAAAAAATATAAAAGAACTAAGAAATAAAAGTAAAATATATTATCGAAATAATAGGGATAAAATTATTAAGAGAAATAAAAAATATGTAGATAATAATAGAGAAAAAGTAAATAAATACATTAATAATAAAATGAATACCGATATTAACTTTAAATTAGCCCATATATTAAGAACTAGATTGCGTATAGCACTAAAGCGTAATTTTAAAAAAGGATCTGCTTTAGTATTATTAGGGTGTACTATAAGAGAGTTTAAACAATATTTGGAAAATCAGTTTATAGATGGGATGTCTTGGGATAATCATACTTTTTATGGATGGCATATTGATCATATAAAACCCTGTGCCAGCTTTGACTTAACTGATCTTTATCAGAGGAAACAGTGTTTTCATTATACGAACCTTCAACCGTTATGGGCTCATGATAATTTAAGTAAGGGAAGTAAATATATAAAAGCAAAAGTATCAAAATCTGTACTCTAGTAAAAACTGCCGATATTATGTATATTGAATAATAATATATGCAATGGAGGCATAATATGAGGATAGGGGCCGTTATTACAGCTCGCAGTACTTCATCAAGATATCCTAGAAAGCATCTTGGAATGCTTGGTGGCTTAACCTTAATTGAACAGATAATTAAGAAGCTTCAATATTTAGAAAACCTAGACCAAATAATCTTATCAACAACCACAAACACCTCAGACAATGAACTATGCAAAATTGCCTATGCAGCCGGAGCAGAAATTAATCGTGGTCCAGAGCATGATTTATTAGTAAGAGATTTGCATGCTATAGAAACTTTTAATCTTGGTGCCGTATTGACTATATCAGGGGATTGTCCGTTTGTAAGTAATGAGTATGTTCAGGTATTGATTGATGGGTTGCTGGCAGAAGCCCATCCAGAGAATTATGATTCGGTTGGTGGATTTGGAAACCTGGCTCCAATGCCAGGATTCGTTGCAGGGATAAACCTAAAATCAGCTTACGACAAATACGAATATCTTATGGATACTTATGGTCATAAATATTCATACGAACAGTATTGGATTGTAGCAAAAGAAAAACCTGATTTCCTGAAACCATTAATCATAGATACCAGCCACATTACTGATCCAGAAGTTACACCAATGAAATTGAGTATTGATTGGAATTTGGAAAGGCTATTCTGGAATAAAGTAATTAAATGGTTAGGTTATTATCCTCAAACAGTAGAGGATTTTAATAAAGCATTTGGTGGAATGACAAAATTATAACAAGGAAAATTTGTATGAATGTAGGATCAGCTTTAATACTATTAGGAATTTATTGTATTTTAATGCTTATAATATCTGTTTTTTTAGGAAGAAAGAATAAGGGATTTAATAGTTTCATGGTAGCAAATAGAAAAATAAAAACATTAGGTGGTTCTGTTTCTATAGCTGCTACTTGGGTATTACCTCCAGTATTATTTATTTCAGCACAACAGGCTTTCCAAAATGGGTGGGTTGGATTTGCATGGTTTTCTATTCCAAATGTTTTTGCACTATTTCTATTTGGAATAGCAGCTTCAAGAATTAGAAAGAAATTTCCAAACGGATTTACGTTGCCAGATTTAATGCTTACAGAGCATGGGAATAAAACCCATAGTATTTATTTACTACAATTTACTATTGTTCAGATATGTTCTTTTGCTATGCAGTTGCTTGCAGGGGCTTTTATAGTGGGGTGGTTAACTGGAATCAACTTCTTTTTAATTACTATTATTCTGTCAGCAGTGGCATTAACGGCTGGATTAATATATGGATTAAAAGCTTCAATAATTACAGATTTTATTAAAATGGCATTTATTGTATTAGTAAGTGTAATAGCAGTTCCAATCGCTTTACATAATGCAGGGGGATTTTCTACAGTAATAAATGGCATTGGTGGAATGCATAATAGAGGACTTAATTTTTTCAGTCCTGAAGGAATTGAAATTATGTTTACCTTTGGCATAATAACTACAATCGGGGTATTATCAGGACCAATAGGTGAACAAACATTCTGGCAACGATCATTTGCTATTAAGAAAGATAAAGTAAAAAAAGCATGTATAAGTGCAGGACTAATATTTAGTATAGTTCCAATCGCTTTTTCTATTTTAGGATTTATTGGTGCTGCAAATGGGATTACTGGAATAAATCCAGAATTGATTAACATAATTGTATTACAAAAATATCTTCCTCCAGTGATTACTCCAATAATAGTTATTCTAATTATTTCTGGTTTAACTTCAACGATGGATTCAAATTTATGTGCTATTTCAAGTTTAGTTAATGTAGATTTGTTTAAAAGGATTACTGGTAAAATAAATACAAATATTAATGTTTCTAGGATAGCAATGATTTTATTAGCAATATTAGGAATTGGCATTGCTAATATACCTGGATTAAAAATATTACATTTATTCCTATTTTATGGGACACTTCGGGCTGCAACACTTCTTCCAACACTAATGACTATATTTGGTAAAAATATTTATAGTGATAGTGTTTTTTGGGGAATTTTAGTTAGCATGGTAATTGGTATTCCAACATTCGTAATAGGAAAGTTAACAGGAAATTGGCAAACGGCACTTACAGGAAATATAATTACTGTTCTTGCTTCAGGAATTATAGCTTATACATGGAGCAGTATCAGGATGAGAATATTAATAAATCATTCAGAGGGATGATAAAATTATATTTAGGAGAAAATATTATGAATGCAGGAGCGGTATTGGGGTTATTAGGTATTTACGGTCTTATTATGATAGTAATATCTATATTTTTAGGAAAGAGAAGTAAAGGCTTTGAGGGATTTATAGTAGCAAATCGAAATGTTAAAACACTGGTTGCATCATTTTCGATTGCAGCAACGTGGATTTGGGCTCCGGCTTTATTTGTTGCAGCACAAAAAGCATATCAACAAGGATTAGTCGGATTTGCATGGTTCTTTATACCAAATGTTCTTTGCCTTATATTTTTTGGGATTGCATCAGTAAAGATTAGAAACAGATTTCCAAATGGATTCACATTGCCAGAAGTAATGTTTAGTGAATATGGTGAGAAAGCTCATACTGTTTATTTAATACAGTTTACAGTTTTACAGATATGTAGCTTTGCAGTTCAACTACTTGCTGGTGCTGCTATAATAGGATCGTTAACAGGAACAAACTTTTTTTTAATGACTGTTATCTTAGCAGTAATAGCATTATCTTATAGTCTTATTTCAGGTATGAAAGCATCAGTAGTAACAGATTTTCTACAGATGGGTTTTATTTTACTGGTCGGTATAATTGCAGTTCCTTTTGTAGTTCATAATGCCGGAGGATTTCCAAAAGTTATCCAGGGGCTTAGTGGTTTAAATGGAACTACCAAATTCTTCAGTCCTGAAGGAATCCAAATCATGCTTACATTTGGAATTATTAATACTGTTGGATTATTAGCAGGACCATTTGGTGATCAAACATGCTGGCAAAGAACTTTTTCAATAAAACAGGATAGAGTAAAGAGAGCATTTATAGTAGGTGGATTGGTATTCGGAATAGTTCCATTACTGTTTGCACTTCTGGGTTTCATTGGTGCTGCAGATGGGATAACAGGGATAGATCCACAGTTAATCAATATAGTGGTTTTACAAAAATATCTGCCTCCAGTGATCGTTCCATTAGTTATTATATTAATAATTTCTGGATTAGCATCAACACTGGATTCTAATCTTAGTGCAGTAGCAAGTCTTGTGAATGTAGATTTTGCAAAACGAATTAAAGGGAAATTATCAACAAGTCTAACTGTATCAAGAGTAGCAATGATAGCATTAGCAATCCTAGGAATAGGGATAGCAAACATACCTGGATTAAAAATTCTTCATTTGTTCTTATTCTATGGGACACTAAGGGCAGCTACATTACTACCAACATTAATAACTATCTTCGGTAAAAAGCTATATGGAGAAAGTGTATTTTGGGGTATATCAGCTAGTCTTGTAATTGGATTACCTGTTTTTGTTATTGGTAAATTGATTGGTAATTGGCAAATAGCATTACTTGGGAATCTAATGACTGTATTACTTTCTGGAATAATTTCTTATACATGGAGTAGTATGAGGAGAAATAAAGTATAGGATTTAATATGGAAACGAAAAAAGCAAAAGCATCTATATCGACATTAAAACCTCATCCAAATAATCCAAGAGTTCATAGTGAAGAACAATTAAAAGAAATTGGGAGAAGCATAAAATTGTTCAAACAGTATCGACCAATTATAGTTGATGAGGATAATGTCATTTTGGCAGGCCACGGTTTGTGGCTTGCCTTGAAAGATTCAGGAACAAAAACTTGTGATATTATCAGGTATACAGGGCTTTCTATAAAAGATAAAAAAAAGTTATTACTGGCAGATAACAAAATACAAAGCATGGGTCATGATGATCAAGATGCTATGAAAGAATTGATTATGTCCATAGGTGGATATGATATACCTGGATATGATGCTGAACTTCTTAAAGTAATAATGCTAAATGATAAAGAAGATCAAAAATTTTTTGAAGAGAATGAAAAGATATATGAAACAGCTTATGTCCCTGAAGAAAAGGATTTCTTTGAAGGAGGGGAAACAAAAGAAAAAGTTGATGTAGAATTTTTTGATGATGAAATTGAATGTCCTTATTGTGGTGGAAAGTTCAAAAAGGAATAATAAATATGCAGAGATTAATTAAGGTTTACGGGAAACATGATGTAGTTTATGCAGCCAAACAAAGACTGATTAAGTTATATAAAAATAATAAATATGTATATATATCATTTTCCGGTGGTAAAGATTCATTAGCAGTAGTGTATTTGATCCTGGAATTACACGAATCAAATGAAATTGATGTTACTAAAAGCAGAGTAATATTCATTGATGAAGAAGCAATATATCCAGATGTAGAAGAAGTAGTAAGAATGTATAGAAAAATATTCTTAAATATAGGTGCAAGATTTTATTGGCTCTGTTTACCTATTCGGCATTATAATTGTCTTAATATGTTATATAATGATGAGAGCATGATTTGTTGGGACCCCAGAAAGAAGGATGTTTGGATAAGGCCAATACCTAAATTTGCAATTACGAATCATGATAAATTTAAACCAGGAGATTTCTATCAGGAATTCATGTTAAGGATAAATGATGGTCCACAAGTAATAGGATTGAGAGCTAGAGAAAGTTTTCAACGGTTAACAGCTATGAGCCAAATGAAGCAAGATAAATTAAATACAAGTTCCAGAAATTTTTATTATCCTATAATTGACTGGACGCTAAATGATGTCTGGCTTTTCATGCTAGATAGGAAAATAAAATTTCCGATAGTTTATACATATATGTGGAAACTTAATATTCCTATAAACAGATTAAGAATATCACAATTCTTTACTATAGATTCAGTTCAATCACTTGTAAGAATGATGGAATTCTATCCTGATTTATTTGAGAAAATTGTACTTAGAGAACCCAATGCATATCTGGCAATGATGTATTGGGATAGTGCTATGTTTAGAAGATCAAGTTCAACAAGAAAAGAAAAAGAAGGAAAGTCAGAAACTCTTGCTGAATTGAAAGATCAAGTATTTAAACTATTACCAAAATTCAAGTTAATTAATCCTAAATCTTCAACTTACCATGAAGTCAAATCATTCCTATTTAAATATGGTGATGATATGACCAAGAAGGGTTGGGAAACTATGAGAGATCAGTTAACGGCTGGAGATCCTAAAGGAAGGATACGAAGAGCATTATATTCTCATTTATCAAAAGGATATAAAAATAAATCAGGGAAACTAGATTTTAAAGGGTTAAGAAATGAATGATATATTAAAACCAATAATGAATGTTACATTAGTCGATCATGATAAATTGAAAGCTAATGATTATAATCCAAATAAGGTATTGAAAAGTAATCTTGAGTTGCTGAAACAATCGATTATAAATAATGGGTGGACACAACCTATAGTGGTTCGGCCTGATATGACAATTATAGATGGATTTCATAGGTGGCTAATTTCTGGACAAGAACCTTTAAAAACAAAGACAGGAGGTAAAGTGCCGATTGTTATAGTGAGCCATGCAGAAGAAAAAGATGATATCTATGGTACTATCACTCATAATCGAGCCAGGGGGACACACTTATTAGGACCTATGGAAACGATTGTTAAATCGTTATTAAAAAAGGAAATTCCTATCAATGAAATAGCAGAGCAATTAGGAATGAAGAAAGAAGAAATTTGGAGATTGTCAGGATTTGAACGGGAAGATTTTTTAGAATATATAGTTAACGAAAGGAAGTATTCTAAAGAAACTGTTTTCACGAGGGCATAATGACTAAGAAGCAGAAGTCAGATATTAAAAATTATATAGAAGCTCTGAAATCCGAAACAGCAGAGGGTCCCGGTAGAATGACTTCTCTTACTTGGGAGATGTTAGCTTTAATAAAGGTGCTTTTGTATGAAGGTCAGTTCCAGAAATATGTATTTCAAAGCATGGGTATACCAAAAACGACATGGGATTCTTGGGCAAAAAAGGGTAGAGCATTAAAAAAAGATATACAGAATAAGAAAAAAACCTTTGGAAAACTGAAGGAAGCAGATAAAAAATATCTATGCGTTGCTGGACTGATAGATGCAGGCAAGGCCAAAGCTATAATTAAGCATCAACGTATTATTACAGATGCAGCAAAGGACGATTGGAAAGCCTCTAAGTGGTTCTTGGAAATGCAGGATAGAGAATTATATGGACAGAAAATAAATGCAAATATTACTGCTGATATTAATATGAAAAGTATTGCAGATAAATACAGAGAACGGATGAATAATGGGAAGTAGCGAAGCCCTTGATGAAGTTGAATTTGTCGATCATTATAGGCAAGATTGGTCTGCGTTTATAGAAGATTATTGTGGATTAAAAACGTGGTCAGGTATGAGACTTATATGTGATTCTGTTATGAACAATCAAAGGACTTCTGTAAAAGCATGTCATGGAATTAGTAAAACATTAACGGCTGCTGCATTAGCAGTCACATATTTGAATTTGTATTTCCCTTCAGTAGTAGTCACAACTGCTCCAACAGGAAATCAAGTTAAAAATTTATTATGGAAAGAGATAGGGGAAATCTACTCAAGAAACAACCGATACTTAGCTGGAAGTGCAGATATGGTTCAAGTAAGAATAGAGCCTGATTGGTATATGATTGGGTTCTCTACTGATAAGCCTTTCAGGATGGAGGGATTCCACTCTCCAAATATACTATGGATTTTAGACGAAGCGAAGGGATTAGAAAGATGGTTATATGATGCAGTGGAAGGGTCTCTTACTGGTGGTAATTCTAGGGTATTAGAATTATCAACAACAGACGGAGCAGACCAGCAATGTCCATTCAGGCAGCACCATGAATCAGAATTAAATTCATGGAATTGTATAAGCTTATCTGCCTTTGATTCTCCATTCGTTAATCCTTCTCATTTCCCAGAATCTAAATTACATATGAATAAAGATTTGTATAATTACGGTAAATCTAAAACAGGTAGGGAATGGCCTAAAAAGTTAGAGGAAAAAATACAGATTGTAGAAGAAGCCACAATTAAAGATAAGAAAATGATGTGGACTACAAAGCGTCCTGATTTATGGGAAACTAAAATCCTGGGAGAGTTTACTACTTCTGGAGAAAGTAATCTTCTTCCTCTTTCTTGGGTCATGAGTGCTGTTGATGCTAAAATAGAATATACCGAAGATGATGCTTATAGTAAAAGGCATGGTTTGGATATAGCTAGAATGGGAACTGATAAAACCGTATTAACTACTAAAGAAAGAAAAGAATTACTACCACAAGAAATTTGGGGAAAGAAAAATACCATGCAGACAGTTGGTATAGTTCGTAATCTAATTGAGCCAAATGAAATGATACAGGTAGATGCCTGTGGATTAGGAGCAGGAGTATTTGATAGATTGGCAGAATTAGGTCAGCCAGTAATAGGACTTGATTCTGCTCACAAGGCATTTGATGATCAGAAATTCGCAAATCTAAAAGCTGAAATGTGGTGGTGTTCCAGAGAAATCTTTGAACGCCAATACGAAGAAGGTAATATTCTTTCCATACCTAATGATCCTGAATTGATTGAAGATTTAACCGGTATGAAATATTTGATTAAAAGTGATGGAAGAATTATAGTAGAAGATAAGAAAGAGTTTAAAAAAAGGATGGGTAGATCTCCGGATCAGGGTGATAGTTGTGTATACTGTTTGTATGAGCCTCCGCTATTTGAAGAAGAATATTATGGAGAGGCAGATGATGATACTGACATATTCCTATAATGTACGCTCACAAGACACAATGTAGTGTTATGGTATCCAAACATAGGATATATAGTGATAGTTCAGGAGATCTAGTATTTATAAGGTATCCTGACAGTATTGGACTATTTGATAAGCCGATAATGATAAAATGAGAGGTATATATGTTTGAAAGAGCCAAAACACGAATAATTGAAGGTAAAATTAGACTTCAGGAAGCACAGACCGATCTTGATAATCTTAATAGTATTAGGCCGGTAACTGAAAGTAATAACTATGTTACTCCAGAAGCCGATGAAGCTGACTGGAGATTATTAGGTAGTAATAGCGAAAAGGGTCTTGATTCTACTGATCAGGAATCATTAAGAGAACAGGCAATCAAGACATACTATAAAGACTCACACGGCAGAAATATCATCAGGCTATTCGAGAAATATGTCGCAGGGCATGGTTTTAAAATAGATCCAATGAGTACTGTTCCAGCAGTAAAAGAATATTGGGATGAATTCTGGAAAGTAAATAAGATGTCATTAAGAGCAAAAGAAATTGTACGAAGATCAATGAGAGATGGAGAAACCTTCCTTAGATATTTTGAAGGTGATAATAAAGAGACAATGTTGAAAGTCAGGTTTATGAATCCAGCATTAGTAACTGATCCAGAAAAACGGCTTGATAATACCGATACTAAAGTTAGTGATGGTATAGAAACTAATCCAGAAGATATTGAAGAAGTACTTGGATACTATTATAAAAATGATTATATAAAAGCAGAAGAAGTTCAGCATATTAAGATACTGGTGGACAGTGATGTCCTTCGGGGTAGATCGTATTATGAGCCTATGTTGCAAAGCTTAGCGATGTATAAAAAGTGGCTAACTGATAGAATGAAATTAAATGAAATTCGTAATACTGTTGCATTGATTAAAAAGGTAAACGGCAATCCAACCAATGCTGCTAATGTAGCAACCAAATATGAAACGTCCAGAAAGATGAGTCCTGATGGTAATCCTCTAGCGAGGGCTCCTAAAAATGTATCTGTTTATACGGTAAATAAGAATGTAGATTATGAGTTAAAATCCCCTAATCTCCAGGCCGCTGATGTCCAGCATGATGGAAGAGCATTATTATTGAATATAGCAGCCGGAGCAGGGCTTCCTGAATTCATGATTTCTAGTGATGCCAGCAATTCAAACTATGCATCTACCGTGACTGCAGAAGGTCCGGCCGTTATGGAGTTTGAGGACTGGCAGGACTTTTTTGGTGAAGCTTATAAGATGATGTTTGAACGTGTTATTGCGGACGGTATTGCTAAAGGCAAAATTCCTAAAAAAGAAACCTATACTGAAAGAGAAGTACAACCTGATAAGTCAATCAAAGAGATCAAGATAACAGAGCCAACATCTACAGAATGCAGTATTACATTTCCCGATCTTGTTACCAGGGATATTGAGAAAGAAACCAAAGCTTATGTTCTTCAAACTAATGCAGGGTGGATGTCAAAGACTACTGCTCAAGGGAGACTGGATCTTGACCATGAACAGGAACGGGATCTCATGGCAAAAGAAGCAGAAGAAGATCCTGAAGAGGAATTCAGAAAAGATGAAGAAGATCTTGAAATTGAGAAACAAAAAAAAGCAATGGCTGATGATGAAGATGCCAAGGATGATGAGGAAGAAGAATGAGATTATTTATAAAAAAAGGTTTATACCAGATCCAGTTGAGGATTACTCAGATTGGACAGGACCCCATTAAATGAGTTATATAGATAATATAAATAAAGCAATCATAAAAAGTCAGGCAGATAAGAATTCAGCTCTGACAGTAGAGCTAAGGAAATATCGTGTTGACTATACTCGAACCACCGGAAGAATTCAAAATATAATATTGACTTATGATGGAAGCAAAACTAATAATCTTGGAGTACTATTTAAATCAATAGAAAAAGAATTGGTAGTACTAAGTAATAAATTGACCAGATCAGCGCAATCGCTAATGAGTAAAAGTGTTCGTGCATCTTTAATTGATACTAAGGCGAGCATATCTATATTTAAAGGTGCTTTAAAATCAGGTGCTAAGATAGGAATGAAAGCCGAAGTTTTTGATAAAGTATGGAGAAGGGCTTTAGGCAAGCTGATTAAAGGATATGATGGAATTACTTTATCAGATAGGATTTGGGATCTGCATCATATTACATATAAAGAAATCAGAAGGATGATTACTAAAGGATATGTGGATGGATTATATGTTGGTGATATAATGAAGAACATTCGGGGTTTCCTTTATCTTCCCGATGCAGATATGCGAACAAAATACTGGAAAGAGTTTTATAAGGAATTCCCTCCGGGCAGAGGTAGATATAAGTCCGCATACAAAAACATGGATAGGCTAATCAGAACAGATGTTACCAGAGCATACAGGGAAGCAACAGCAGAATATGCCAGCAAGAAATCTTGGGTAAAAGGGATACAATGGCATCGGTCAGCAGGATATGGAGAATGTGCAACAGGAGAATGTGATGCTTATGAAGCGAATGATGAATATGGATTAGGTGCTGGAGTTTATCCACCTTCAGCAGTTCCCATATCTCATCCGAATTGCCAGTGTTATATTACAATTGTAGCTCGTGAAGAGTTTGTGATTGTTGACAATATAAAATAG